CAGGATCACGCGCCCAATGCCGTTGACGCTGAACGCGTTGTAGGCGCTCGCGGAAAGCGTTTGGGTGGCCCCGGCTGCGTCGGTGTAGGTGATGCTGGAAACCGAAATGAATGGCGAACGCGGCAAAACGATTTCGCCATCGGTGGGGAACGCTTCCAGCGAATAGGTGAACGAACGCGTAATGAGCGCCCGCCGCGTTTCGTTTTCGATCACCTGCGTGGCGGCTAGCACCATATCGCCTAAGGCGGTGTCATCTTGGGTATGGAAGATGCGCCCAAAAACTTTGAAATCGGCCACGCTGATGGCGGTGGTAACTGCGCCGGTGTCGTTCAGGTTCGTTCTCATTCGGGTTCCGGCTCCTCTTGCGGCGGCACAAACACATCGCTTGCGCGGTCATACGCGTAGCCAGGGCCGGGATAGCAACCGCGAATGCTGCCATCGGGCTTGCATTCGATCCACTCGCCGCCCAAGTTTTCGCGCACCCAATCCATGCTCGGTGTCACCAGCACCTCGCCTACCACATCATCGATAATTCGCGCTGCATAAATGCTCATGCCGTGTAACTCCCGCTAGCAGTCCACTTCACGATTGTTGAAGAGCCATCGGTTGTGACCGTTGGCGATCCGGTTACGGTTCCCGTGTAACTGGCCGTGGGAAGTTTCATCACCACAACGCCCGATCCACCCGCACCGCCTGCGCCAGCCTGCGCGCTTCCGGTGTTGCCACCGCCGCCGCCACCGCCGCCGGTGTTCGCGGTTCCGCTTGCAGCGTTGGTGGTTCCGGAGCTTCGCGTACCGCCGTTTCCGCCGCCACCCGTTCCACCGTTAGCAGTTGAAACGCGTCCACCGCCACCACCACCACCAACGGTGTTGCCGATGTATGTAACGCCGTTGCCGCCAGCGCCCGTGCCTGAATTGCCATTAGCGCCAGCCGCCGAAGCGCCGCCACCACCAGCACCCACAAATGGAAACGCATCGGTACCGGGGTTTCCGCCCGCTGAACCTTGGCCGCTTGTAGCTGCGCCGCCGCTTGCACCCGGCGTTCCTCCAGCACCGCCGCCGCTACCGCCGGTGCCGCCGGTGCCCGTTATGGAATCGCCACGGCCGCCACGGCCGCCACCAACAGCGGTAGTAACACCCGTGAACGATGAATTGCTGCCCGCTGAACCGTTGGCGCTTGCTGCGCCTGCGGCACCACCAGCGCCGATGGTTACGGTGTAGGTGGTTCCGGAAGTGAGTTGAGTGGTTGATGAATACACAACGCCACCAGCACCGCCGCCACCGCCGCCGTAGCTAGAAGCTGAAGCGCCACCGCCACCACCGCCGCCAGCAACCACCAGCAATTCGGCAACGATTGGGCTGGTGCCGCCGCGCCGCAGCATGAACGGAACATACGCGTTGCCCTTCATCGCTTGCCCTGGCCTTTCTGCTTTGGTGCCTCGCTAGGCGCAGCAGGAACCGCGTGGACGCGTTCCGCTATGCCTGCCACGCACCATTGCTGCGCGGTATCCGGATCGACCGTAGCCACCTCGCCCGGCCCCCAAACGCCCTTGGCGCTGGCTACCGCTTTGAGGAATTGGATTTGAACCATGCTCATGGTGAGGAAATCCGGCGAGGGCCTTTCGGCCCCCGCCGGTGTGGGTGCAGTTTCAGTATCAGGTGCTGGCGTTGAAAGCCTTGAACGCCAGGGCGGGGAGCGAGAGCTGGCAATCCATACGCATGTTTGCGATGTAGCCCGTCTCATTCGTGTCCGCGTAACGCTCGCGCAGCACCTTCAGTTCGTAGTTGCCCGTGGTGCCGAAGTAGCAGTAATCCCAAGCGCCGATGATGCCGATCTTGGTAGCGGTGGTGCCGCTCGTCGGAAGCGCCGAAATGGCCGCGCTGGTGTACACCGGGATGCCCATGATGCGATCCGGCTCGGGGGCTGCACCGCTGCCGCCCTTGGTGTAGCCGTTCTCCCAGAAGTAGTTGGTGATGTTGGAAGTGCCACCAACGCCGCCCAGCTTGCGGAGGTATCCCAATGTCGAATCGTTCACGATGATTGCGCAACTGGGATGCTGGCGATACTGGCGGGGCAGGCTGTAAATCCAGTCGATGACCTTCTCCGCCGTGAACGATGTGTAAGAGCCGGTGTTGCTGCTGGTGAGTGCAGCATCATTCAGCAGCGAAACGGGAGCGCCGGAAACATTGGAAGCGGCCAGCAGCGCCGTTTCCTCGGTCTGTGAAAAAACGCGCGCCATCTGCTCGCTGACGATGGAAGAAATCGACATGTTGCCGCCGCGGGCATCGGCATCGGCCACCAGTTCGTTCGACACGCGCAGAAGGGCCGAAAGGCGCTTCGGGGTGAGCGTGATCTTGGAGAAGGTGGGCGCAGCCTCGGTGGGGGCGGTGGATTCACCAACCCAGTACGCGGCACCCGTGGCGTTTTCGAAAGCCACTTCGCGCGCGAACGAACCCAGCGAGAGCTTGCGCGCCAGGTTGCGAACGCTCGTCATCGTCTGCAACTTGGCCACAAGCTGCTGGTCAAACTCCACGGGCGGAATGACCGTGCCACCGCTGGCCTCGGTCAGCGCGCGAAGCTCCGCGGGTGCGGTGTGTTCGCCGTTGCGGAGGTAGTTGTGGAACGCGTCGCGGTACTCGTCGGTTTCGCGGCGCTCGCCAACCTTCGCGGCGCGCTCGGCGCGCTGGGCGCTGCGAACCTCGGGGGCGGCGGGGATGTCGCTGAACACGGCCTGCTGGCCGTTGTCCATCGCCATCACTTCCTCGTTGCGCTCACGCTGCTTCCGCAGGTTGGCGTACTGGGTCTTCAGGGCGCTGTACTTGGCCTCCATTTCGGGGGCCATGCCTTCGCCGCTGCTGTTGGCACCATCAACCATCGACTGCATTTCCTGATAGAGCGCACCCATCTTCTCGATGAGGGCCTTGTATGAACTGGGGACTGGCATACTCGGTTTCCTTCCTAGATTCCCGCCGCGTGTCGCTCGGGCCAACGCGGCCCGCAGGGACATTCGCGGCGGTGTGCGAATGCCCAAAGATTGAAACGCGCACTAGGCGCGGTTGACATTCAAAACAGCAAACTTGTTGGTGATCGATCCATCGCAACGGATCGAAGCCACGAAAATGGTTTCGTTCGTATCGGCCGCCGCTTCGCTGTACCGCGCGACGCTGAACGCGCCGAACGAATGGGCCAGCAGGTACTGGGCAGGGTTGAAGAAATGCACCAGCGTGTCACCGGTGGCCGGGGTACCTGTGCTCAAGCGGTGGTAGACGGTGGGCAAACCCTCAACCGTGGTGCCGTTGACCATCGTTCCGCGGAAGCTGGGGAACAGCACCGGGAAGAAAGTTGAATCAAACGATGCCACAAGGCGGCTGTTGATCACGGCCACGCTGTTGATCCACGATTCATAAGGAAGCGGGGACAGGGCGCTAGCGGTAGAACCCCACACCGCCGAAATCACATCTTTCATGGTGTTGGTGGTGGCCACGCCGGTTGATGCCGTGCGGCTGTAACCCTTTGCGCTGTTGAAACTGCCCTGGCATTCGCTGGTGCCGTTGCCGATCAGGATTTGGCGGCCCACCTCGGCGATCAGCCCATCGACCAGCGCGCGGCGCAGGAACTCTTCCACATCCTGCGCGCCCTTCGAATCGTTCAGCAGTTCGTTAGAAACCTTCACCCACGCGGTTACCTTCTTCTGCGCGAAGGTGTAGTAGGTGCCGCTGGTGCCGCTAGTGGTGCCCTGCACGGGCTTGGCGAAGGTGGGGGAAGACTGGGTACCCAATGCGGACTCGGCCACATTGGTGTTCACCGTCGCATCCTCGGCGTAGATCGGAAGATTGAAAGCGGTGGGGGTTTCGATCTTCTGAACGCGCGACAGGATCGCGTCTTCGGCGATCTCCGTATCGATGTACTTCGACCAGGCGGTAGGGGCCAGCGCGGTGCCGCCGCTGCTGATGGTCAGCGCGCGTGCCTCCACATCGGTGAGCCCGCGCGCGCCGCGGCGCAGGAAGGTGCGGTAGATGTCGCTGTATTGATCGGAGTCGCGCGTGATCTTGGCTTCGCCCATAGTTCAACCCTCAAAAGCGAGGGGCGCATGGCGCACAGCCTCGCGGATTCGGTGAGAAATCGCGTGGTCAGTTGCGCCACGAGGGCGGAACGGAAACCGTTACAAGTGGCGGCGCATCACTAGGACGCGCGCGGCCGTATTCAGTTGCGCCCATTATCAGGGCGCGCAGGTGAATTGCAACCGATTACATCTCCGGTGGCAGGTAGTAACGCTTGCGCGCGGCGGGCTGCGCGTTGCGCGCCTCCACGCTGGTGGCAGGGTTCGCAGGGAATGTCACCGCGCTGATTTCCACCAAGTTCGCGTCGGTGATGACGCGCAGCGGCTTCCCATCGGGTGCCTTTTCATAACGCTCGCCGCGCACATGGAACCCGAAGCTGCATTGGCTCACAACTCCGGAACGGATCAGGGAAACCGCGTCACGGCTCACGGCCGTGTCAGGAAGCGTGGCCTCAAAGCCAAGCCCGGTTTCATCGGTGAAGATTCGCAGGTTCCCAGCGCGCACGCGGGCCATCGGCTTGCTAGTGTCGTGGTTCCACAGCAGCGCCACATCCTCGGGGGACTCCAGCGCCGCATCAAATGCGGATCGGTCGATGCGCTCCCATGAATCGGGGCCCATAATGTACGGCTCCCATGTCACCGCATAACCACGAATCTTCAAATCTGTTGAAGGTTTGACGGTACCGCTAGCGCGTGTTTCGGTCATGGCTTTCCCTCCAGTAGTGGCGTTTGCATGATTTCATGCTCGAGCATTTCCAGCAGTTCGGTGGTGGCCACGCTCGGAAGCGGCTTCCACCCATCGACCGTATCGGACAGCGCCGCGATTTTCCCAACAGCGCCGCGCAGGTGGCGCGCGTGGCGCAGCAACGCCGCGTTCAGCACATCGGATGCCTTGCCCTCATCGCCCATGATGCGGCCAAGCCCGGTGATGGTGTCGCGCAGGTCACCTGCGATGCAATCGATGGGTGGTGCCCAGCGGTCAAGCTTCGCTTGGGTGCGCGTCTTCAACAGGTATTCGGAAACCCGGTTCAGGTGGCGGCCATACGCGTTTTCGATGGCGGGGCGCACCGCATCCACCGCGGCGCGGATGGCGATCAACTTTTTCGCATTGTCTCCGGCCTCGTCTTCGGCCGGATCAACATCCACGCTATCGGGCACTTCATCGGGTGCCAGGTCAACGCTCGCGGGCACTTCCTCGGCCGGTGCGGACACAGGCTCGGCCGGTGCCACGCCACCGGCGGCGGGCTCCGGCGCGGCCGTGTTGAGCGGCAGGCGGATGGACTCGCCGCCTGCAACCGCTGGCAAACCTTCCCGCGCGCGGCATTCGTTCGGGCTCATTAGCCCGGACATAATCGCCGTGTTGTAGGCGCTGAACCGCACCGCCATCTCTGCTCTGAGCATCGAATCAAATGAAATCCGTGTGCAGAATGGCGCACCTCGCACGATCAACTTTCGGCTAGCCTCTTGCTCAAGGCGCGTGGCCCAGCTTGAAAGGGTGTGCTTCACTAGGTGGGCATCACCGCTCTCGGCGCTGGCGTAGCTCTGCGCCTCGGTGGAGCCAATGCGCGCCGCAGGCACACCGAACGCCGCGGCAATCTGCTGGCGGCAGAACTCGCGGATGGCTGTCAGGTCAGCATCCTTCATCGTCGATGCCATCGGTTCGTACTTCATCCCATCTTCCAGCACCGCCACGCGGCCCGCGTTGCGCGCGTTGTGGGCTTTCTGCCAGGCTTCGCGCAGCCGCTGCGATGCCTCGGGGGACAGTTTGCCGGGCAGGGATAGCGTGCCCGATGGAACCGCATTGTTGGCCCAATACTTGGTAACGAACTCCTGCACGATCAGTTCCAGCCCGATGGTTTCGCGCATCAGGTGAATCGGAGCGATGCCCAGCAGCCCCTCAAATGACGAGCCGCAAAGGTGAAACACATCGTAGGGGCGAAAGCGGCGTGCCTTTTTCTCGGCATCCTTCCCGGTGTAGTTGCCCGTGTAAACCTGAATGTAGGGCTGGTTCGCACCGTCGCGCATCATCTGCACCATGTCAGGGCGCAGCAGTTCAAGCGAAACAGGCATCCCGGATGCATCGCGCTGGATGTACGCGTATCCGTTTCCGGTCAGCAGCGCATTGGTAAGCAGCGTTTCACGGAACACCAGCGCGCTGGTGTCCTCATTCGGCTCCACATTCAGCAGGTTCGCCAGCGGGTGGTTAGGTTCAACCACCTTGCCTTCCGGAGTCTCGCGCAAAATC